AAAAAGAAGTAATGAGCAAATGCGAAAGCTGTGGCTGTATCTGTCATCAAGGAATGAGTTGTATGTGCGAATGTGCAATTTGTCGATGCCAGGAATGTAATGAAAAAAATATCTCTTCCTGAATACGTCAGTATAGGACATTTTAAAATTTACTTAACTCCCATCGATCATGATGTAGCCTACAATGTTTGCGAAATGCAAGGGTGTTTTCTGAGTAAACCACCCTACCAAATTTATTTAGATAAAGACATTGTTGATCGAAATAATGTCGACAGTAAGAACCTGGTTCTCCATGAACTTTGTCATGCGATCTACTATATCTATTTACTCAAAGACAAAGACGAAGAGTCGATTGTCAACGGAATGTCTAACGGCATTACCGAGATATTTTATAAATCAGAATTAAAGGAGTGGTTAAAGAGTTGCGATGGTTAAGGTTTATTTTTTGGTCGGATATCTATGTACTTATCTAACCCAAAACTATGTCGACCCTCACTGTACCTCATTTGCTCGTAAGTATATGACGAAAGAAGAATGCAATAGAGATATTGAGTTCATTGATGCAGTGGCCCTGGATCTACGCCAAACCACTTTAACACAACATAAATTAGCTTGTTTAGAAGCACCGATTAAAACACAAGGATCATGAGTTTATTTAATATTGGAAAATTAGCAGTTCAGTATGGGCCTAGAGCTATAGCTGGTGTTCGGTCTTTATTATCAGACCCTGTAAAAAGCACCGGACTTGTTACTGGTGGTATCCTGGGTGGTAAAGCTACTGAAGAAACAATCAACTCCGGTATCCTGGGTAACACTAACTTACTAGAAGAAGGAATGAATTTATTTTCTAGTCCATCAACTTTTTTAATTAACAGAATGGGTAATATAGATACTCCAGATGGAGCTTACCTTGGCCCGACTGAAGCTGAATTAGAAAAACTAAGAAAACAGCAAGAAGAATTAAGTAATAAAGGAAAAATTGTTACACCTATTCCTAAAGAAGAAAGAGTGTCTGTAGATGATACTGGATTTACACAAGTTCAACAAGAGTCAGGACTTTTATCAACTCCAGAACCAGAACCCGTAGATGGCAGTAACATAACACCACTTCCTCCAGATGCAAAAGTTTCAGATTATATTTTAACTGCCGAAGAACAACCTACTCAAACTGGACTATTATTAGACAAACCAAATGAAAACAGTTACCCTGATGGAGAGGGGATGTTTGTTATTCACAATACAGGAGAAGGTGCATTAATTAATTATGACAAAATAGGAGGGATGCCTAAACCAAGTTTAGCAATAGCTAAAGAGAATATAGACGAATTAAATTTCGGAGATATTACTTTAATTGGTGACCCTTCAATGATGAACCCTTCTCGTAACAATCCTGTTTACAAGGGAGACGCTTATACCCAAAGATATCCAACTGTTAGAACTATTTATAATGATGATGAAATGAATAAAATCATTAAATATTTTTCAGATACTTTTAACGTAAATGACATTCGATATGATGCTAAAGAAATAGGTAATTACAAATTTGAAGATGGCTCTGACCAACGCATATTTTATACTGGAGACTTATATAACCAAATAAACGAAAAAGGTATTAGTAATTTAGATAATACCATGCTGGAAATGACCTTTTTAAAAGAAAAAGGATTGTTGCCAGAATTTACAAATTATAAAAATAAATTTGAATATACTAAAGCAGTAGATGATGTTTTTACTCCAGAATTAGATAGTGAATATAAAGTATGGGCTAATAATTTAGCCAATAAGATAGGTGTTCAAGGTCAAGAAAAAATTCTAGTGGGAAGAACTCCTATGGGTCGTCTTAAATATAAAGACCATACATTAGATAATGTTCTTAATTATATGAGTTCAGCCTCAGGAAAAGAAGAAGGTTTTGGAGAATCCTCGCTTGGAAATTTAGCTTCTACCATGAGAGGTAAATTTAAAAATATTGAAGAAGTAAAATCATCGAGAGACAAACTCATCACAAATACAGAAATGACAGAATTTAAATCTGGGTTATATACTGATTTAGACAACATCATAACAAAGTTAGCAGAGGAACATCCTGAAAGAGCATCCATGGACACTTACGGAGATAACTTTATTAATGTTTTTAAAGATAAAAAATATTCTATCGACCAATCTTTTAAAGAATTTTACCCTAACGCAAGTCCAGAAACTATTGAGATGACAAAAAAGTTTTTTAAAAAATTAGCTGAAGCTCCTTCTGAATATTTTGAAATCAAACCTAACAGAGCTGTCGGTATTGATGAGTTTAAAGGTGCTATTGTTCCTTATAATATTTCAGATGAAGCATTAGAAATACTAAAGAATAATGGTATCAACAGAATATTTAAGTATAACTCACAACCAGATAGATTAAAAAAATTACAATACTTTAAAGATTTGTTTGCAAATAACTCTATAAACTCAGGACTTTTATCTGTCGCTTAAATATTATAAGATCTTTGCACCGGGGTCTCCTTTTGTGTGTTGTTACTTAATTGGAAAACCCCGGCTATAAATTTTAATTAGATCTAATTCTCCCTAAATTAATTAAATAATTGGCAAGATCCTCACTAATGCCATAAACATCAGCTATAGCTTGAACGCTAATATAATTGTTGAAATAATCGATATAAAAATCAACTGCATTAATAGTTTTCATTTTTCACCAAAAAATTCCCAAACAAAATAGAGAAAAAAACCAATCATCCCTATATGAACAAAGGTAGTCACAGCAATTTCAAACATTATGCTACCTGGTAATCGTGATATAAGTCTTTTTTCCATGGAGTAGGAATAGACTTCCATTCATTTTTTGAATGATAAAATACTCGTATTTTTGGTCGATTATTTCTGGCAATTTTTTCAACTAATACTTTTTGAAGACAATTACCAACACTTCTTAAATAATATTCACCAACTACCGGCTGGTCGACAATGTATTTTTTAACACCATGTCCAAAATCAATAAACCATAGATCTCCATTTGGTTTCTTTTTGATATTTTTGTCTGTTGTAAACATTCAAGTCTCCTTTTGTGTGTTGTTGATTATAAGGTACTGATTTCTCTCTATGTTACAAGAAAAGAATGCACAATTTTACACAAAGGTTGTCAGAATTGTTGTTTATGGGGTGTAACACCTTGTTACCAAGGAGGTGTTAGTGTTGATTTTGAGGAAAAATGGCTATAAATGTGCTATTTTGTGCAACACCAAGTTACAAGAAATTCCCTTATTTCTCGGTGCTTTTCACCTCATGTAACATCATGGGTAAAAATTTTTTGCACAATTTTTGCACAGTTAGGGGGTTAAAGTGTTCGTCTAATATGATTAGGGAAACGACCTTCTTCTTTGAATGTTCTGTAGGCTGACATCCAATCTTTCTTGTATTCATTCTGACAAAATTCTTTTATTGCCTTTTCAGCCGATGGCTCCATACAGAAAAGATTTTTCATTGTTTCAAGTATTCTTTTCATTGTAAATTCCTTTCTGCAAAAATTATAGCAAACAGAAGTAGGAATTTTCGTATGTTAGTTTTCTGCACCTGATATGTATTTTTTAAAAAATTAGAGAAAATATTTTTTAATTGCATATATATAGATATGAGCAAAAAAATAAAAAAACTTACTGATTTAGAGGCAAGTGCTTTAAATGCAGTTTTATTAAATGGTGTTCCAGAAGAAATTTTGGAAAGTGATAAAAAAAGACTTAAAGCTTTTTACAGAGCTGTAAAAAAATTAAAAGAAATTAATTTTGATTATGATTGGTGCTGACGAGAAGAATTGAACTTCCGACTTCTATCTTACCAAGATAGCACTCTACCACTGAGTTACGTCAGCATTAAAGTTTCTTTATGGCATCTACCTTACGAGTATCAACTACCTTGGCATAGCGTAGAGCCATCTTTTCAGAAGACCATCCCCCCAGGCTCATCAGAGTTGATATATCCGAGTTCTTTAATACTCGTGTTGCAAATGTATGACGAAATTTATGAGGATGAGTCTTTATCCCTGATCGAGCTTCCATTGTCTTCCAGGCACTTCTAATTCCAAAACGAGTTGTATAATGAAAGACTTTACCTTGACCTAGTTTACCTAATTCTTTTTTTAACTTCGGATGGATGTAAATGTATTTATATTTTTTTGTCTTAGACATATACACCGATATTAATTTTTCTTCGTAATCTATATCAGACCACTGAAGATTGATTGCCTCTGATATACGACAACCCGTATAATATAAAAAACAAACCAGTGGTCGCAGTTTCCCAGCATGACGCAATAACAAATCAAACTCTGTATTATTATGCCAGGTTATTTTTGTTTCTTCTGTTTTATACTTTTCTAATTTAATCGGCTGACTATTCATCTTTTTCATTTGCACATTGACTAATGCCTGGATAACCACAATCACCCTATTGATAGAACTATTTTTTATTCCTGGAGTTAAACAACTTTTAATATGATGAGAAAAATCTGGTCGGATTTCATTAACCAAGACATGGCCGAACTTATCCGTTACCTTAAAGATTTGATTTATGTGGTGGATGTGCAGACTCTTGGAGTCAATATAGTCTTCTGAAGCTTCTCTTAAAGTTGGCCAGTGTTTCTTTTTACCAGCCAACTTATCATAATATAAATTCTCTAATTGCTTTAAGACTTGTTCAGCTTCTTTTTTGCTTTCTGTACCTGAGGATTGGCGAATGATATTTCCGTTAATGGTTCCGGAGATCTGCCAGTAGACGCTATCCTTACGTTTCTTGAGTTTGAGCATTCTATTATCTTTTTTATATGATTTGCCGTAAATCTCAAGTGGACAGGAACTCGGTGATAAAACTCCTCTTCAGGATGTTTTGCCTCTAAATCACTAATAAGCTTATAAATGGTCTTACGATGCACTTTTAAGTGGTTCGCAACCTCCTGGATAGTGTAATACTGTTCCATTATGAGTATAACCTCCCTCCAGCAACTGCCACTTTATTCAAGGACATCTGAGCCGTTATAGTCATCTCAATAGCCTTTAATGAAATATAAAGTTCATTAGCTTCTCCCTTACATTTCTTAAAAGCTTCCAAAGCTTCTCGATAAGCTTCCGAGGATAAGGCATACTTTTCAGAAGCAGTCGCAGATTTACCTTGCTCCATAAAAACAACTTCTTCTTGCGACCTAATAGATTTTAAGTTCTGTTCCCAAAACCTAGCTTCAGCATCTTTAAAAGCCCATTTTTGACCATCTTGGCTGTACTTTTCTATTTGCTTATTAATATCAGCACCAATTTTTAACAGATTTTCATTCTGCATCTTTGATCCCCAATCTTTTCATTGTGACACTAAAAAGTTTTTTAGCTTCCTCAAAAGGATCACCATTGTAACAATTCTCCCAGAACCAATCTTCAGATCGATTAGGTTGATGAAGAAGTGTATGGCAATCATGACATAAGGGTACAGTAAATTCATCTGAGACCCTGGAACCGATAGACTTCAAGTGTCCTGGTTTACGTTTACGGATATGATGAGCTTCCACTCCCATATTACTGCCACATACAATGCAAGGATGTTGCCTTACAAATCCTAAATGTACTGCTGACCGAAATTTGGTCTTAGCCATTGTTGGGATATACAGGGTTCCCGTATTGATCGTATTCCACATCTTGACCTCCATAATTGTTACCGGCTACGTTAGGCACTGCTTGACTCAAAGGTTTAAACCCCTGGTTGTTTCTCTGATTATAATTATTACCCTGGTTATAGTTTTGATTACCTTGATTATAATTTTGATTTCCCTGGTTATAATTATTGTTTTGGTTTTTTGGTGGCTCTGGGTTTTGAGCAAAGAAATTTCCAAGAATATCTTTTAATTGGTCATCTCTTACATTCACAGTAAATGTTTGCCCAGGGTTTAATCTAACATTCTGATTAAACTTACCAGACATATAAAAACCATGTGGGCCAGATTTAAACCAGACTGCTCCAGCATCGACATTTTGGTTATTAACATCATCTTTGATCTTAATTCCAAGATGGGGTCTTAGGTTTTTCTTCGGTTCGTTATTATACATTCGACTTTCTCCTTTTGTGTGTTGTTTCCTTGTAGTTAGCTTTTTCTTTATTAAATTGTGGACAAAGACCTGACTTGCCCACATCGCAATACAAAGCACATCGCATAGACTTACCAGCACGAACCCATCGTTCTTCTTCAGAACATAAAGGCTCAGTCGCACCTGGTTGGTGTTGACCATAGTCTAGCTCTTGGTGAGCTGAAACTTTGTACTGGAGATGTTGCTCTATTTGCTCAAGTGATAATTCTGGAACTTTACGCTCAAAAAACTCAGCACTAGGAAAGTTATTAATTTCCATCGACTTACGCTGTGTCCAATGTCGACAATAAACCAATAATGATAAATCATGAACATTGTATCCATTTTGAGTAAACGCATACTTATAAGCTTGTAGTTGCCAGAAGTATTTATGTTTCGGAAGTACACCGGTTTTTTCAAATCGAGTAAATTCTTTGAGAACTTGTTCCATTTGAAATGCACTAGTCGACTTCCAGTCTCTGATGACAATATCTTTATCAGTCATGTTAGGATTAGTAACATTAAGATACTCCACCAGGTCGGCTCTGCCAGATATTGTCCAATCACCTATAGAACCTTTGACTTTAAAAAATGTCTCTACTTCTCTTTTAAATCTTCCTGTCTCTAACAAGAAGGGTAAAAAGAAATTTTCAAAAGCTCGGCCTATGGTAATGGGAATAACCTCTTGTGTGGTTTTAACTACTTCAACATCTCGAAGTAAGTTTTTCTTTTTATAAACCAGAGGTTCATGATCCAGCAGATCCGATAAATTAATATCTGAAACCACAGTTTGTTTTGCTTTACGATCCAGATATTCTTTATTTTCCTTCTCATCAACTTTTATCATCATGAAGTTAACGAGGTCGGACATCTCTTGACTCGGTACTAATTTAGTTTTCACTATTAGAACCTCCAAAGACAATCGATCTCTCTACTTTGCTGAGAAGGTCTCTGTCATCAAGAATAGCTTTAAGAAGAACATAAATTCTTCTTAAAAGAGTATTGGTATATTTTTGTGAAATAACTAACTCGGTTAGTTTTTTTTCCATATCTGATGTTTCTTCTTTTGACATCAAATCTCCTTTTATGTGTTGTTAAGGAGAGATTAAGAATTATGTTTTATGATGCAAGAATAATTTCCTTAAAAAAACATTTTTTCACGAAAAGAAACACCAGGTAACACTATGTGTCATTAAAGTTTTTTGTAGTTATAGGAGCAAAGGCACTTTCAATAGGCCTAATTAAAATCATATCTTTTTTGCTAATAAAATGCTCTTCATAAGAAGGATAATCTGTACATAAAAATCCATTTTTACTACTAATAATATTAGCAGTCCTAGCTATTTTTTTACCTTTTTCCATAAAATAGATAACAGAAAAAACAATTTGGTTAATCTTATTTTCAGCAAAGTTGACATCTTTGTTAATTAATAATTGCCAATCATATACAGGATCATACTTAGCTATAACTACACTATAGCCTCTCCAAATATTGGAGCGATTAACATACGCTGGATCAGATAATCTAGGTTTTTCAATAATTCCTTGGCTATTTGCAACACCACAGACTGGTAAAGTAATCATGTTATCAACACTACGTTTCTTCAAAGACAAACAACTAGCTTCATACAAATCTACATTAAACAAATTTAATAATTTATTTAATGACTCAGCAGATATTTCAGCTTCTGTATGTAAGAATTTAGATATAATTGATGGCGAAATCTTTGCCCTTTTTGCTAATTGGTTCCAGGAATTTTTAGACTCATGCTGTTTGACTAATAACTGTTTAATCAAACTTTTTTTAAATTGTTTCATTTTAACCTCCTCAGATCAAAAATTTTTTACTCCCAAAAGTTACACTATTTCCTGTAATAAGTAACCATTTCTTTTAAGAAAATTATCCACATTGAAAGTTCATATTTTTTGAGAATAGTTAAGACATGGTGGTATTAGATTTGACCCTTCCTAATTATTCCTCCCTGTACCACCATGATTTTTGGGGAGTTGAATTGTGTTAGATGTATTGAGTTCTACTGGAAAAATACCTCTTACTAAGTCTCAACTCAAACTATATCAACTACTCCGTAAAAGCTTAGAGCAAGGATACTCCCCAACCTACGAGGAATTGGCTGAACTCTATGGGTGTGTCAAAAGTAACATCTGTATATTATTGCAAAAAATCAGAGCCAAGGGATGGGTCAGTTATGTTAGTGCTTCAAAAGGGGGGATCAAACTTTTATGAGCAACATGGAATTACCTTGGTACAAGGAATATGCTACCAATGAAATAGCCCAGCTAATTGACTTGAATGAGGTCGAGATGGGTGTCTACTACAAGTTAAAGTTAGTTTACTGGAGTTCCAGGGATGTCGGCATCTCTATTGATATGTTAGACAGACTATCTAATGAAGACAACAACCCAGTCTATAAGTATATCATAGAGAGGTTCTTTACCCAGGTTGATGGTGCATACCACCATAAAGGTCTCCTGGAGCAGATTGAAAAGTATAAAGAGAACTCATTAAAGCAAAAGATTAAGCTTACTGAGAAGTCACCCTTAGGTGACCTCAAGGTTACCTCTAGCCACCTTCTCTCTTCTTCTTCTTCTTCTTCTTCTTCTTCATCTAATATTATAAATATTAAAAAGGTGAAGTTAGAGAACTTCGATAAGTTCTGGACTCAAGTTAAACGCAAGGTGAGTAAGGGCCAATGCCAAAAGGCCTACAACAAACTCCCTGAAGAGTGGAGTACAAAACCAGATAAACTAGCAGAGCTATATAATGCTCACTATGACCTGGCTACAGATAAGCAGTACACTAAACACCCGGCAACCTGGCTAAATGCTGAGTCTTACCTGGATGTCATCAATAAAGCAGTAAACGATGAACTTACGGAAGAACAACAAAATGAACGAGATAAGAGCGACTGGGAATTTGCAAAAAGAATAGGTAAATGGCCCATGGCCTATACTTCTGAGAGAATAAGACGATGTGAGGAAAAGTATGGGAAAATCAATTCCTAAACCCTACAGTATGAGTAGGTTCTATTGGACTTTACCTGAAGCCAGAGTGGAGTCTATCCTCAAAAAATTTCCTCAGGGTTATTCAAGACCAGACTTAGCAAACATAGATCGTAACTACTATATGTTTTCTGATCTTATTAATTATCAACTTTCATTTGTAAAGCTTGGTATGCGATTTGGTATTGATAGCTCTACAGCCCAGGAAATCATCTATCAAATGTATGACATGAGTTCTTCTAATAATGAGAAGACCAGGGATCAAATTTGGTATGAACGAAACAAACTTAGCTACATGAAATCTGTGACGGAGAATTACAAATGAACAGATATGAAATCAAAGAACCAATATGGAAAACAAGAAGTGTTGGTATAGCAGAACATCGACTCAAAAAAGATTTATTGGTTGATATTGTCTATCGCAATAAAGATGGCCAAAGAGTTTATCCTGATACATATATTGTTAGAGAAGGATCAACTCTTAATTACCCATCACAAAACATTAAAGGTAACAAAGTTTATTGGATACCGATTTCAGAATTGGAGGTTTATAGATGAAAAGAGTAACTAAAAAACAGTTAGAGGTAGCAAAAAAAAATTATAAATCAAATTATAAAATAGCTCCAAAAGTTGAAAGCATTGTCAGAGATTTAAACAACGAGCCAATTTTTGTAGAAACAATTTGTAATGCTTTAGATATGTATATCGATATATTAGGTTCAACTCCACCGAGTTCTTGGTATGGAAATACAAAATCTAATCATGAGTCAAGAATTGATATTGCATCATATCTTAATCGAAAAATAAGAGAATTACGTTAGCATTGAAATCAAAAGCTAAGATATCAGACTTTGGTGGCCAAGATATAATCAAAGGTGAGAATGGTAAACTTTATCGATTACCTGATTACCAGGAAATTGAATATGTTGAACAAGCTAAAGATCCCAAAAGATTAGAATTAAAATATAAAGATCTTTTACATTGGTATTTTAAACAAGGAGCTTTGTATCCTAAAGACAAAGAACTGAATGAAACTTTGTATGCTGTTGGATATCGATACCAGGATTTATATCATCGTGCTGGTTATGTTCAAAAAACAACAGCTGTTTTAATGAAAGATCATATTCACGCAGATATTGAAGAAACATTAAATACTACCGGTGATTGTCAGACTGCTATCTTGAAAGCGAACAGAGAACTCAAGAGCTACGTTCCAATCATTATCCAGGTATTAATAGATAATCAACCAGCAAGAAAAAACATTACCAAGTTCAGAGAAGGACTCCAGGTATTGGCCGATCATTGGGGTTATTAATAGCTAAAATACTTCACTGTTCACATGACGTTCATAATTATTTGGGTGTCTATGTGGTATTATCATTACATAGTCGAGAATTGTGACTAAAGGATGGGTATAAGGATTAAAAATGTATATACCTGAAACTCAACTTTATGTCGAAATCATCAGCCAGGCAATGCGTGATGCTCTAGGATTATCCGGTGATCCTCAATATAATCATTTTATAAAATCCCAAGCCCGGGCATGGTTCGATGTTAATGATCCAGATTTCATCTACATATGTCATCTTATGGGCATGGAGCCTAAAAGCGTAATCAAGACTTTACAGAAGTTCAGCAAAGAAAAAAAAAACTTCGTGAGGAATTTCAAAATAGACCGGAAGAATTAAATAGGATGATGTGTTATGAAATCAGACAAATCTCAGAATACAAGTCGTTTCATAATCTTTGAAGAGAAAGATGGCACATTCAGTGTTGTCATCCGGGTTAATCCTTTTTTAACTAAAAAACAAGCGAAAGAATTTATAGATATTATTGCATACGAAAATGGCTACGAAACAGAAGAAATTATCGACACAGGAGAAGCAAGAACTCTCCACTAAAGGAAGACCAACTAAGTATTCTACTACACTAATCAAAGAAGTATTAGATGATATCCGAGATGGCCAATCGGTACTGAAGGCACTTCAAGCCCGGAAACTAGCTTACTCTACTTTCTCCACTTACCTAGAGAGAGATGAGATTAAACAACAGTATCTAAATGCTAGAGAGTATGGTGCTGAACATGGAGTCCAGAAGTTAGACGATAAGTTTGATGACTACTTTGACCGGTTAGCTAGAGGTGAGAAGGTGTCCTTACAAGAAGTGAAGTTACTAGAGATATATACTAAGCATATCCATCACATGGCGGGGAAGGCCTCTCCATTATATGGATCAGACAAAGACAGACAGAGAATGGCTATACAGACTACATCAGGAGAGAAGATAGTATTTGAATGGGGAAGTTAAATGTATGAGAATATAAAACAAATAATAATTAAATTGTGGGAAATAGTAGAGAATATAGTAGAATTTATCATTAGAGCCTTAGGTTCAATCTGGAGATTAGTATTGAAAATCCTAGGTTTTTTTGGTGTGTTAACATCGAAGCTCTATTCTGTCATCAAATCTATATATAGTAGGTATTTTTAGTTCCTATAACATAGATTATGCAACAAAAAAAAAGCCTTATTTTTAGCCATTTTTATAGGTAATAATTTATTACAACCAAGGAGATACTATATATTGATTTACCCCCACCTGGCCCAGTGACCAGACCTGGTAACCCATATATACACAAGCACCATTTTTCAATGAGATTTTCGCCCTATCAAGTTTTTAATTGGAGTAGGGAGGAACAAATGAAGTATCGAAAGTGCATTGTTTGTCAGAAATGGGGGTCTTTTGGTGTTCCTGTTCAATATGGGAACTATGAATTTTACTGTGGAGAACATTATTTTGAAAAAAACAAAAAAA